GCTGCAGATTCTATGACAACCTACGATGATAAACCCTATTATGCCAAAGGACAAGACAAAGTTGTTAAAAAAGGCGATTATATAATTGCTTTTGCTGGAGATGCTATCGCTGGCAATATAGCAAACTTAATGTGGAATCCACCTAAGTTAATTAAGTCAATGCCTATAGATGATTTTATGCAAAACAAAGTATTACCTTCTCTTAGAGAAGTAATGTCAGATAATGGTTATCATGGTGCCAGTAAAGATGATAAAGATACAGGCTTTGATGCTTTAATATGTTTAAACGGAACTATCTATGAAGTTGACCACGACTACTTATGGTCCAGAGATGACCGTGGTTTATATGCTGTTGGTAGTGGTGGCAACTTAGCCCTTGGTGCACTAGCAACAGGTTTCAGTAAAAACTCTGTAAAGAGCGCTGAGTTTGCAGCGCGTAGAGCAATCAAGATTTCTGCCGAATACAACATAAGTGTCGGTGGAGATATAAAAGTTATATCCCAAAGGAGGAAATAATGTGTATTGAGTGTAACTGTTTTGGAACAGTAACGCCTTACGGAGTTGGTGGAAGAACACCTACTGAATTACCAAAGGCACCAAATGTAGCAATGTATAACAAGCCAATCCATAGAATTGGAGAAGTACCAGCAGGTATTTCATATAAGGATATGAAAGATGATTCGGAGGACATGGACTAATGAAAAAAGTAACTGGCGCTAAAAAAGTTAAAAAAGTTATGGGCGAATACAAGCGTGGAACCTTGCACTCAGGCAAAGGTGGACCAGTTGTTAAGTCCCGTAAGCAAGCCGTAGCAATCGCTATGAGCGAAGCAAAGATGGCTAAAAAGAAAAAGAAATAATGTCATCAGGGCAATTTAAACGCCATGATGGTTTTAATCCAATTCAAATTAAAAATGGCATGATAGTAAGACTGCGTAAAGATGGAACAATTAAAACAGTCTTAGGAAAACATGGGGAATATGGTAAACAAGAAAGACTCAAGACTCGCTAGAGCAGGTGTATCTGGTTTTAATAAACCAAAACGCACACCAAATCATCCAACTAAATCACATGTTGTAGTAGCCAAAGAAGGTAGTCAAGTTAAAACTATTCGTTTTGGACAACAGGGTGTAACTGGTGATAAACAGCCAACTGCAAGACAAAAATCTTTTAAGGCTCGCCATGCTAAAAACATTGCTAAAGGAAAGATGTCTGCAGCATATTGGGCAGATAAGGTGAAATGGTGAAAGGTAAAGCATTTTGGGACAAGAAGAATCCAAGGCGTACATCTACAAAACTGACTTCTGCACAGAAGGCTGCTGCCAAGGCTCGTGCAAAGGCTGCGGGTCGGAAGTATCCCAACCTTGTGGACAACGCTGCTGTAGCACGCATGAGTAAGAAGAAGGGTAAGTAATGGCAACAGGAATAGCAGGAAGCACGCTAACAAGCGAAATGAACCGTTTAGCCAATGGGGGTACATATCCCGCTATGACAGCCTATAAAGCCCTTATAGGGGCTGCTAATGCCTGGGCTGGCACTTCTGGCTTGGGGATACTAGGTGCTCTTAATTACAAAGCAAGTAGCACAAGGCAGCCAAATAACTATCTTGGTTTAAATGCTGTGTGTAATGAGATTGCTGGAACATCTGGCTTATCAGCCGTAGATGCTTTAAGGAGTATAAACCTATGAGTACTTTTGCTCAATTAGCAGACCGTGTGGAGTCTGTACTTCATGGGTATACAGAAAATACTGAACCAAGTACATGGCTTACTACCAGCGCTACTAGCACAACAACTACTTTAACAGTTTATGATGCATCGGTTATTGGTCGTGGATATATTCAAATTGATGATGAAATTGTATTTGTTAACTCAACAGACAATGTAGCAAATACATTACTCCTTGCCCCTTGGGGCAGAGCACAGCGTGGTACAACTGCTGCTGCTCATAGTACAAATGCAAAGGTAACAGTAAGTCCATTATTTCCACGCCAAGAAATTAAAAATGCAATCAATGACACTATCAATGCAATGTATCCAATGGTATTTGCTACTGGTTCCTATGACTTTGACTATGTTGCAGCAAGATACTCATACTCAATACCTGCTGCTGTAGAAAATGTTTTAAGTGTTACTTATTCAATAGTTGGTCCATCTAAAGAGTGGTTCCCTGCTCGTGGTTGGCAACTAGACCGTACTGCAGATACTGATGCATTTAGTAATGGTAAAAGTCTTTCAATATATTCTGAGATTACACCTGGACAAACAGTCCATGTTTCTTACTCCAAACGCCCAACAACTTTAACTAATGATACTGATGATTATGAAACCGTAAGTGGCTTTCCATCATATTCAGAAGATGTAGTTATTTATGGCGCAGCGTTTCGTATGATTTCTTTCCTAGACCCATCACGCCTTGGTCCACAATCTGCAGCAGCAGATATGTTAGATGGTATTAGACCTACAGGCTCTGGACAAAATGCATCCAGATTTTTATATAACATTTATCAACAGCGTTTAAACGAAGTGGCTGACAATCAACGCCGTCAACATCCAATTCGTTCCCACTATCAGAGATAAGGTAAACAATGGCAGCAGGCGACCCAGGTACCCCCAAGCGGAATTTCTCCTCAACCGCAGTAGAAACTTCGCTTCAATCATCCATACCAGCACAATCACAAGGTGCATCAAACACATCTTTCATTGTCGCATCAGTTAGCGGTTTCCCATCAGTTCCGTTTACATTAATTGTTGACCCAGATACTTCTAAAGAAGAAGTTGTAACGGTTACTGCTGCAAGTAGCACAACACTTACTGTAACTCGTGGTGAGGATAGCACTCAGGCTGTAGCCCACTCTGCTGGTGCTGTCGTAAGACACGGTGTTTCAGGTAGAGATTTCCGTGAAGAACAAACACATATTGCTGCTCGTGGCTATGATGCAGACCAGTCTATTCTTGACCTTGCCAATCAAACACATGTTCATGGTTTAGCCTCTGGTGATGGTAGCGTAGTAGGTACTACCAAGGCTCAAACAATTACAAATAAAACTTATTCAAGTGGAACTGTAACTGGTTCATTTACTGCTACAAGTGCTACATTTACTGGTGGTACATTTACATCAGCAACGGTAACCAGTTCAACCATAACATCAGCAACCATTGTTGCAAGCACATTTACTGGTTCTTTTACAGCATCTAGTGCTACTTTTGTTAGCCCAACAATTTCAGGTTCTCCAGTTATTACTGGTTTATCTAGCGCGGGCATGGTTTCATCATCTGCTACTCCAAAAGATTATGTAGATGCAATTCTTGGTTCTGCTACGGCTGCTGCAACATCTGCAACATCGGCTGCCAATAGTGCAACTGCTGCAGCAACCAGTGCTACTTCAGCATCTAACTCAGCAACTGCTGCTGCAACTAGCGCTACATCTGCAGCAACATCTGCAACGGCTGCTGCCACTAGCGCCACAAGTGCTTCTAATAGCGCTTCTGCTGCTGCTACTTCTGCAACTTCTGCTGCTTCATCTGCTACTGCTGCTAATTCATCTGCAGTTACTGCTGCAGCATCTGTGGCTACCATTGCAGGATATGCTGCTGCTGCTCAAACCAGTGAAACAAATGCTGCTAATAGTGCTACTGCTGCTGCGACATCAGCAACAAGCGCATCAAATTCAGCCAGCGCTGCTGCTACAAGTGCAACCTCTGCAGCAAACTCTGCAACTGCAGCAGCCACATCTGCTACAAGTGCTGCTACTTCAGCAAGTGCTGCAGCAACTTCAGAAACCAATGCATCTAACTCTGCTAATGCAGCAGCAACTTCTGCTACATCAGCATCTAATAGTGCATCGGCTGCAGCCACAAGCGCAAACAGTGCATCAACATCTGCTTCATCTGCTTTAACTTCTGCTAACTCAGCAGCAACAAGTGCTTCATCTGCTGCTACAAGTTATGACCAATTTGATGATAGATACTTAGGAAGTAAGACTTCAGACCCAACAACAGATAATGATGGTGACCCACTTGTAACTGGTGCACTTTATTTCAACTCAGTTATTGGAGCAATGAAAGTTTATGATGGCGCAGCATGGGATTTAGTTGCTCCTGATACTACAAACTTTATTGATAAATCAATCCTTACTGGTAAAGGTTCTTTAATATCAGCAAGCGGTGCATCTACACCAGTTGCACTTACAGCACCATCAACCAATGGATATATCTTAAGTTATGATTCTGCTACAACTAGCGGACTATCTTGGATTCTGCCTAACCCAGGAGATATAACTGGCGTAACTGCTGGCACTGGTTTATCAGGTGGCGGTACATCTGGTGATGTAACTTTAAACCTTGCTAATACAGCAGTAAGTGCTGGCTCATATACTTACACAAGTTTAACTGTTGATGCTCAAGGTCGTTTAACTGCAGCATCAAATGGTACTACCCCTGTAACCTCTGTTACTTCAGGTAGCACAACAAGAATTTCTGTTGGCGGTACGGCTACTGCCCCGACAATAGATTTAAGTACTAGCGGGGTAACTGCTGCTACTTACACACTTTCCACTATTACTGTAGATGCTTATGGTAGAATTACTTCAGCCTCAACAGGAACAGCGCAGGGTGAAACATTTAATCCACTACTACTGATGGGAGCCTAACTTGGCTGCAACATATAAAGTGCTGGGTCAGGTAAATCCCAGCGCAACAACTGCAACGACTGCGTATACCGTACCGTCTGCTAC